TGCATCTATAAGGAACTTAATGAAAGTCTTGTTGGTTTTGGAACACAAGTTAATATGAAACATGCTCGTTTAGAGAGCGATATGGTTTCTATACCTGCAACAGGTATGCCAACTCCAGAAGTTGTTATGAGGTATCCAACTCAATTGGATGCAAATACTGATGGATATGATGGTGCATACTTCATGGCATTTGTTGAAACTGGTGCAACTGGTACTACTAGTGCCATAAGATACTTCAGTGAACATATGATTATTGATGATTATAATGAAGGAATGCAAACTGGTGAAGTATACGAAGCAGAATGGGGAGTTCTAAGTCATAATAATGTTTCTGGATTGGGTACATTTGGTTATAACCTTGTTAAGAATCCAGGCGGAACTTCATTTGTAGAAGTAACATTTACTCCTCCTGCTGCTAAAGCATCGAGAATAACATATTTCATGAATGCCCTTAAGGTTCAGGATGATTTACAAGATCAAATTCTATTTGATAATGCACTAATACAATCTGAATCTGGTACTTATGAAGGTACTCATAGTGATATTAAGAGAGCATTTAATTTAACACATAATAACTATCCTATTTTTGAGAGAGAATTTGATGGAAGTGATACTGAAATTATTAGTGTTTTAGATAATACAATTAAGTTACCAAACCATTACTTTGTTACTGGTGAAAAACTTACATACGAACCAATAGGATTAGGAAGTAGCACCAATATTGGTATTGTTACTACAACTATTTCGGGTATTGGTCAAACCGACAAACTTCCTCGTACAGTTTACGCTGTTAAAGTTGATGAGGAGAAGATTAAACTTGCAGGATCTGCAGAAAACGCATTATTAGGAACACCTGAAATCTTAGACATTTCTAGTGTTGGTATTGGTACAACAATGAAGTTTGTTGCTGAGAGGCAGAATACAAAGGTTATTGTTGCTCTTGATAATATTATTCAGTCTCCAGTTGTATCTACAGCACTAACAACACATTTAGATCAACAATTATTTACTACAGATAACTTAGTGCAGGTTGGTAGTATTACTTCTATATTTGGTGGAGATTTGATCAAGATTGGTGATGAGATAATGAAGGTAGAAGGTGTAGGTATTGGAACTGCTAATGGAATAAGAGTGCGTAGACCTTGGTTAGGTACTAAAGTTGGTTATGCTGCAACTAGTGCATTAGTAACTAAGGTACAGGGTAATTATAATATTGTTGATAACGTACTTAACTTTGTAGAAGCACCTTATGGTAATGTGCCATTTAGTTCTACAACTAACGAACCTGATGAAAGAGATTGGGTAGGTATTGAAACTGGATCAAGTTTCCAAGGAAGATCCTTTATGCGTTCAGGTATTCCTGATACATCATCGGAAGCATATAGTAACAACTACATCTTTGATGACGTTTCTGCTGAATTTGATGCCATTAACAGTACATTTACATTAAAAACAGAAGGTGGTAACTTTACTGGTGTTGAGCAAGATAATGCAGTTATTTTAATTAATGATATTTTCCAAGAACCAGGACTTGTAGGTGATTACTTCTTAGAACAAAGTGCTGGTATTACATCGGTTACTTTTGTTGGTACTGCAAGAACAATTACTAATGATGTTGGTATTTCTTCCTTCCCAAGAGGTGGTGTAATCGTCTCAGTTGGATCTAAATCTGGTTTAGGATATCAACCATTAGTTGTTGCTGGTGGTAAAGCAAATGTTTCTATTGCAGGAACAATTAGTTCAGTTAGTGTTGGTAATAGTGGATCTGGATATAGATCTGGAATTCAGACAGTAGTTAATGTTGGAGTTGTAACAACACCTAACATTCCAAATAAGATTATTGGTATTGGTACAGCAGCAATTTCTAATGGGCATGTTTCAGGAATTACAGTTACTAATCCTCAAGTTTTCCATGCTCCAAGCGAAATCCAGAATGTTACTTACACAAGAACTAATGGTGTAACTACAGTAACTACAATTAATCCTCATGGATTATCAGAATCTGAAATGGTTGTGTTATCTGGAATAGCATTTACTTGTGATTATGCTCCATCAGTTAACATATATGGTGCAGAATATGATAATACTACTGGAATAATGACAGTTACTACTACCACTTCTCATGGAATTGGTAGTGATAAGCAAGTTATATTTACTGGATTGGGAATGACTTGTGGTATTGATAATGGTGCTACAACTCATATCTATCCAAGAGGAAAAGATATTGCTTATAATAGACCAATTAATATTTTAGATGATGGAGCACATCATACAGTAACTGCTGCTGATTATAATCCAACTACAGGTAAGATGGTAGTTGCACTTAGTAATGCTCATGGAATGATTAATGGGGATTTTGTTAAATTTATTGATAACTCAATATCATTTACTTGTGATAAAGATAATCATAAAACAGTTCATTCTTATCCAAGAAAAGGAGATCATCCTACTAATAATTGGTTAAAGATTTTTGATGTAACTGCTAATGGTTTTAGTGCTTATGTTTTAGACTTTACTCAAAGACCATCATCTAATACTTCTAATCATACGTTCCATTCAGCAATTGATAATGGACTAGTTCATAATAATGGTAAGATAACTGTTGATGTTGGTGCAGCAGGTGCTAGTGATCAATATGCTCATACTTGGGTAGGTGGAAATGCTGCTAATGCTGTTACAACTGGTGGTGATCATACACATAGATTCCATAGTGCTACAACTGGTGCTTTAATTAGTGGTGGTGATTATAATCATAGATTTGTAAGTGCTCTTGATGGTGGAGTTTTTGTTACTGGAATAGGAACTACAACTCCAGTTGATGCAACTTATAATGCAGAAAAAGGTGAATTAGTACTTACTATTCCTAATCATCCTTATACAATTGATGATACTGTACAAGTATATCCAGATGCTATAACATTTACTTGTGAAATGGATGGAAATACAACAAATCATTCATATCCAAGAATAACTGATCCGATAGTAGGTATAGCAACTGATATTGCTGGAGCAAGTAAGGATACAATTACACTTCTTGTCGGTAAATCACCGTTGGTTAAGTACGATGTTTCAGATGCAACTTATACAGGATCTACTGGTAAGTTAGTCTTAAATATCGGAAATCATTCTTTACGTGGATCTTCCACCTTTACTATCACTAATGCAGAATATGATCCAGTCTCTGGAATCATGACTATGACATCTAATTCTCATGGTTTATCTGTTGGAGATAGAGTTAAGATTGCAGATAACTCAATAACATTCCGTTGCGATCAAGATGGATTTAACTCAGATCATTCATATCCAAGGGCAGCCGTTCATAAAGGTAACGGTGTTGTAGAACCAGATCCTTCTCATAATACTTGGTTACCAATCTCTAAAGTAACAACAAATACTTTCACTGCTAGAGTGATAGATGAAACACCTTCTACTAATACAACTACTCATACATTCCAAAGTGCAGATCCTAATGGAATAACCAAAGCAGGTGAATCTGTCAAAATTGCTAAGGATAGTTTGACGTTTACTTGTTCAATGGATGATTATGTAAGTCCTCATAGTTATCCAAGAGGAACAGATCCAATATATGAGACATCAGTATCTGTTGGTGCAACAACTAATAATACAATCACTCTTGATGTTGGAGTTAGTACTTCTGTAAATTATACAGTAACTAATGCAGATTACACTGCATCTACTGGTATTATGACAATGACTCTCAGTGAGCCTCATAGATTATATGCTGGTGTTAATGTCAATATTGCTACTGAATCTCTAACATTTACATGTACTAAGGATGGAAATGCTACTCAACATAAGTATCCAAGAAAACCAGATCCTACTTATAATGGAGTAGATGTTATTGGTATTGGTAATTTAGTTCAGAAGAATGTTACTAATGCAACTTACATACCATCTAATGGTAATTTGGTTCTAACAATTGGTACTAATCATGGATTGAAGATTGGTGATGCTGTTAAGATTAAGACTGATTCATTAGTCTTTACTTGTGCTATGGATAGTGATGCTAGTAATCATTCTTATCCAAGAGTAACTGATCCTATACATGATAAGTTTGTTAATGTTTCTAGTGCCAATCAGTCTGCTGGTACGATTACATTAAATGTTGGAACAACTCCAGAAGTAAGTCATAATGTTTCAGATGCAACTTATAATCCAGATTCTGGTGAAATGGAGTTAACAATTGGTCTCCATACTTTAACTGCAGGTACAAGTATTAGACTTGTTGCTAATTCATTAAACTTCTCATGTAATAATGCTGGAGTACAAAATAGAACATATCCTCGTGCAACTGGTGCTAATACAAATAGTGGTTCTGATTATGCGTATAATACTTCTATAGAAATTTTAGCGGTTACAACAACCACTATTCTAATCAACGTTAATGATCCAGTAAATCCTGGTCCTATTAGTCACAACTATCCACACACATTTATCAGTGCAACTGCTGGTGCTGTTAAGAGTGGTGGTAACTATAACCACACATATGTTGGTGGAACTGTAGCAAATGCAGTTAGTGTTGGATCAACTGTATTGTCAGTTAATATTGGTGTTTCTACAGTACCAACATTCTACAAGTCTGGTGGTAAAGTTCAGCAAGCAATTGTTGCACCTAGAGCAAAGAATCTTTCCCCTAGTGCTGCTGATCCTGCTGTTGACGGTAGTGTAGTTCTTAAGGTACTTGATAGTACATCATTTGAGGTTAATAGTGGATTATCAACACGTCATCACATTTATGCAAGAGGTGGTAAAGTTGATCCATTCTTAGATATTGTAATTGATAAACCCCTTTCATATAATAATGTTCCATTAGTTTACAGTGGATCTGCTCCTGCAGGTGTTGGAACATATGCTACTGCTGATATTATTGTTGGTCAAGGTTCTAGTGTTATTAATTTCTCTATTAATAATAGTGGATATCGTTATGGTGTTGGTGAGAAATTAACAGTTTCTTCTGGTGGTACTTTAGGTATTCCAACAACATCAGATTTTGATGAGTTCCAACTTACTGTCCAAGATATATTCACTGATGAATTTAATGGTTGGTCAATGGGTATGTTGCAAACATTAGATAATGTTGATCATTTATTTGATTCTACAAGAAAAACTTTCCCAATAAAAGTTGGTGGTAATATTATTGCTATTAAATCTGCAGAGGGATCTAATATTAATGTTGAGGATACTCTATTAGTATTCATTAATGATATATTACAGGTTCCTGGTAAAGGATTTATCTTTAATGGTGGTAGCGTAATTACCTTTGGTGAAGCACCTAAGAAAGGTGATACTTCTAAGATTTTATTCTATAAGGGAAGTGGAGATGTTGATGTTGTCTTTAGAAATATAATCGACACTGTAAAACGTGGAGATACATTAAAACTTGATAATGATGTTGAGATGGGTCAACATTGGAGTCTAGAAGAAGATGAAAGAATTGCTACCAAAATTATATCAATTGATACTGCTGAAACTAACCCATATCCTGGTCCAGGAAATGTCAGTGATTCTAGTTTAATGAGACCAGTTACTTGGTGTCGTCAAACTTCCGATATGATTATTGACGAAACTGAAGTTGGTAAGGCAAGAGAATTGTATGAACCAGTTATTTCTCCTTCTGCTTATATAACTAGACCAATTTCTGCTGGATCTACTGAGGTATATGTTGATAACTTAAGACCATTGTTTGATGGTAAGAATGAGAATAATGTTGATCCATACTTATTATTCCAGAAGAAAGTTACTTTCGTTGATATGGAAACTCAAGTTGGAGCAAGTGCTACAGCAACAGTTTCTGGTGATGGAGTAATTTCTATTACTGTAACTGATGGTGGTGTAGGTTATAGTACTGCACCTACAGTTTCTATACAGAATCCAATTGGAATTGGATCTACTGCTCTTGCTACTGCAACTGTAAACAATACAGGATCTATTTCTGCTGTTACTGTTTCTTATAGTGGTACTGGTTATACATCTATACCACAGGTTCTTATTTCTCCACCAACATTATCTGAAGAAACAAAACCAATTAATTGGTTTGCAGGTGATTCTGGAACAATTGTTGGATTTGGTACTACAACCATTGCTAATAGTGATAGTTTACTATTTGACTTCCATATTCCATTAGGTTCTGATTTACGTGATGCTTCTTTAGTGGGATCTGCGATTACATTAAGTCAGATACAACAAGGTGATTTCTTTGTTGTTACTAATTCTACAGTTGGTATAGCACAGACATTGATAAGATCATATGATTTAGGTGATACTGTTGTTGCAATAGGAACAGAATTTATTAATAATGTTTACTGCGTTAATAGTGTAGAGAATAAGCATGTTAATCTTCCTGGTATCGGAGTAACAATGGTAAGAAGAGTACGTTCTAGAATTACTGGAATGTCAACAATTACTTTTGATTCTTCATATATCACGATGGATAGTGAGATATATACTATGGATAATGCTGTAACTGGATCTGGTAGCACCTATGATGGTACTGTTAACACTCCTGTAGGGATTGGAAACTTTAGTTGGGGTAAGCTACAAACCAAGTCTAAATTACAAAATAATTATAAGTTCTATGGTGGAAATGGTATTGGTGTAGGAGAATATTCTACAATAGGTGAGAATGCTGATGATGAAACTATAATCATAGAACATTCTGCTACAGGTATTCATACTTCTTCGATTGTAAGAAGATTTGAACCTTTGAGATCAATCAACTACTTAGTCTAAATACTTTTATAAACTAGGGAATAAGAATGGCCAAACTAGGTATATCAACAGGAACAAGTGCGAATGATGGTACTGGTGATACCCTGAATCAAGCTGGTACTAAATCAAATTCTAACTTTGATGAGGTCTATACCTATCTTGGTGATGGAACTAACTTGGGTTCTACAGGAACTAGTCAATTAGTTGCTGGTAAATTGCAAGTTGGTGCTGGAGAGAGTACGGGTGATGCTAACGTTGCGACATTTAATGGATCGGTTAACTTAAACGGTGGAGATATAAGAGTTGGTGGTGGTGCGTCTATAACAGGAATTACGACGATTAAGGGAGATACTGTTGTTCATGGAGATGTTTATATTCATTCTGGTATTGTAACTGCTGGTGCTGGTGTTGTTACTTACTTTGGTGATGGTTCAAGTCTTACTGGTCTAGGTGGTGCTGGTAGATGGACAGGTGATGCTACAGGTATTAGTACATCGAAAATAGTTGGTATCAATACTATTTCTTCTTCTGCTGGTATTGCATTAACAGTTAATGGTCCTACTTATTTGGGTGGGATAACAACTCTTTCAGATGATGTTACTTTCTTAGGTCAAGGGCAAAACATTGAGTTTGATAAGTCAGACAATTTGCTTTGGTTTAAAGCAAATACGGTTAATGGACAATCTGCTAAAGCTTGGTGGGGAGATAGTCCCAGTTATAGCAACCTTGCGATATACATGAATGCAAATGGTCCAGCAATAATCGGTACTCGTAACCAAAACCTACAAATATCTAGTGGAGACAGTAGTGATATAAATTTGGTATCCAGTAAAGATATCAATTTTAGTAATGCATCAGGATCAACTGCCTGGTATTTTAGGTGTAAAGAAAATACAAATACTAGTGATCAAAATGTACAACTTTATTATGGATATACTGCAAATGAGGCGAATGATGTACGATTAACAACTACTTCTGGAGGAATAGATGTTAATGGGCATGTAGGTGCTTCTGGTTCTATAACTGGTGCTGCTTTCTATGGTGATGGTACAAACTTAACAGGTGTTAGTGGAGCTGGTATTGGACTATCTACCAGACAAACAATAACTAAACTTGTAAGTAGTGTTGGTGTTGGTGCAACAACAAACAGTGCATTTACTGATGGTAGAAAATCTTGGATGTTACAAAAAGTAGGTATTTCTAGTGCTGCATGGGTAGTACTATATACTGATCAAAATGCATTAGCAGCAGATGCAACTAGAAGTTATACAACTGACCCAACACCTGGATCTGGTGTTATTGCTGAAGTTAGGACAACTACTGCAGGTGTTAGTACGTTTATAATGAGTCCAGGTATAATGGGATGGAATAATGACGCAACACCATCAAATAATATATGGTTTAAAATAACAAACAATGAAACCTCACAAGCAAACATTACAGTATCTTTAGATATTGTTCAGTTGGAGGCTTGATAGATGCTCAGTGATATAAAAAGAGAGTATATAGTTACTGTTAGGGAGCATGGTGACTTAGAAAATTTTTATGATGAGATGGAAACTGCTGGAAGTGCTGGATGCTGTCCAGATAGAGAAGTTGAGTGTCTTTCCAGAAGAAATATTAGCAGAAATACGCATTATAAGTTAAGTGAGTTAGATGTAGATAAATTAAAAAATCATCCAAATGTAATCAATATAGAATTAGCACCTCATGAAAGAGGTATTGAAGCAACTCCTCTTTGGGGTCCACAAAGTGGTGATTTCCAAAAGAGTACAAATATTAACAGTGGTGATCTTAACTGGGGATTAAAAAGAGTACTTGATGGTGTACAAACTGCCAACTGGGGTACTAATGGCCAAACAACTTTTAATGATACAATACAAACAGGTTCTTCTGGAAAGAATGTTGATCTTGTAATTGTAGATAGTCATGTAAATCATGAACATCCAGAGTTTTGGAGGAATAGAACTAATAATGCTTTAGGATCTAGAATGAACCAAATTGATTGGTTTGGCGAGTATGCTGCTGCTATAGGTGATAGTTATGGTACAGGCAAAACTTATAATTACAGTTCTACTGGATACGGTACACCAGGACAAAGTAATCATGGAACTCATGTTGCTGGTACTGCTGGAGGTAATACTCAAGGATGGGCAAGAGATGCAAATCTTTATAATATAGCATTCAGCACAACTTTAGTTAATGATGCATCTGGTACGGTATATCCTGATTTTGCTACCTATCTTTTTGATTATCTAAGAGAATTTCATAGAAAGAAACCAATTAATAGTAAGACTGGAAGAAAAAATCCAACTGTAGCGAATCATAGTTGGGGGTATAATCAAGGATCTCCAGATCTTAATAGTATTACAAGTGTTACTTATAGAGGAAATACTACACAAGTAACAGGAACAGATCCCGAAAGAAAAATTATATTAGAAGCAAATGGAGTTCCTGTTCCATTTAATACTACTTTGTATAGAGTTCCAGTAAGAGTACTCACTCTTGAGGCTGATATTGAGGATGCTATTAGAGATGGTATTATTATGGTAGGTTCTGCTGGCAATTCTTATTGGTTGTGTGAGGGTGATGTAAGTGCAGTTGATTATAATAACTCATATAATATTGGAGCCAGTGTATATTCGCATTCTAAAGGATCAAGTCCAGCTGCTCATCCTTGGTTTATTAGTGTTGGTTCGGTTGGTGAACTTGTAGAGGAGCATAAGTCTACTTTTAGTAATACTGGTTCAGGAATTGATATTTGGGCTCCTGGATCAAATATCATTTCTTCTGTATTTGATACAACTGCATCTACTGAAGGATATGGGACATTAGTAAATGATCCTAGAGATGCTAATTTTAAAGTTGCAGATATTAGTGGAACTAGTATGTCTGGTCCCCAAGTTGCTGGATATCTTGCATGTGTTGCAGAACAAGAACCAAATTTGAAATATGATGAGGCATTGCAACATTTAATAGATTATTCTAAACAAGATCAAGTATCAGATAGTGCATTAGATGGTTATGGGGAAGCATTATTTTCAACTCCAGGATCGGCATATTGGACATGCCCTGTAGGAATAACCACTATTGCTGTTGTATGTATTGGTGCTGGTGGTGGTGCTGGTGGTGCTTCTCCTCAAGATGGTGATGGTGGTGGAGGTGGTGGATTAGCATATAAGAATAATATATCAGTAACACCTGGTGTTCAGTATTTAGTCTCTGTTGGACAAGGTGGTGTTGGTGGAAGTAATGGAGGTGCTGGTAGTAATGGCCAGAACACACAGTTTAGTCCAGGAGGAGGTATTCCTAATGTTACTGCTCTTGGCGGTGGTGGTGGTTCTGGATCTGGTGGATCTGGTGGATCTGGTGGTGGATATCAAAATGCTGATGGCGGTGGTAATGGTGGTGCTGGTGGTATGTTTAACTCTGCTCAAGGTGGTGGAGGAGGTGCTGGTGGATATTCAGGAAATGGTGGACAAGGAGCAGGTTCATATCCAGGTGGTTCAGGTTCTGCAGGATCAGGTGGTGGAGGTGGAGGTGGATTCCAAGCACCTGGAGGTGGTGTAGGAATATTCGGTGAAGGTGCTAATGGGGCAGCATCAGATCTTGCTAATAGTAATCGCATAGGTTATCCTGGATCTGGTGGTAAAGGTGGATATAGTGGTGGTGTTGGTCCTAATGGTGCTTCTGATGATGGTTCAGGAATATATGGTGGAGGTGGATTTGGTGGTTATCAAGGTGGTAAAGGTGGTGTTCGTATTGTTTGGTGGGGTCCTAATAGTCCTCAGAGAGCATTCCCATCAACTAACGTATCACAAACAACGCTATGGTCACAAGATTATAAGAATCTAGGACCAAATACTAATAATAGATATTTGTATTTCCAAAAGTCTAGACCAGATGAGGGTTTAGTATATCCTCATGATACTTTTAAAAGTCGTACAACTTCAACTACAAAATATCCAAGACAAAAGACTGCAACTAATAAGACAGAACAATTCGCTGAAATATATCAATGGGATTTTAATGTTACTGCTTCAGGAGGATTTTATTTCTTTGATGATGCCTATGATAGATTAGGAACAGTACGTGATGCCACCTATACAACTATTACATGTAAGAAAGGTGATAATTTGCAATTTAATATAAATGCTAGTGGTCATCCATTCTTTATTAGTAATAGACTAGGTAATGGTATGCCATCGCCATCTGAAACTCCAGTTGGGATTACTAATAATGGTGCTGATAATGCTGTTGTTGTTTGGGACACTACAAATGTTGCTCCAGGATTGTATTGGTTTAACTGCCAATACCACTCAAATATGTACGGTAATATCAATATAACTGAATCTGCATTTAATCCTGCATAACATCCTTGATAAATAAATAAAAACTCGGTAAAAATGTCTGCAATTATAACCGATCAGATTAGAATATTAAACGCAAAGAATTTTGTTGCTGGTGTTGCTAACACTGACAATTCTTATTATTCTTTTATTGGTCTTCCCAACCCGTCTGATGTTCAGACTAATTGGGACACTGATCCACCTACTCCAAAAGATTCTTTTGATGAAGAGAATTCCTATTGGGATACTATGATTGCAATGAAGAAAATTAATAATGGAGATATTAGACAGGTTGTTACTAAGAGAATTTGGAAGTCTGGTACGAAATATGATATGTATCGTCATGACTATAGCAGATCAAATACATCATCAATATCTAAAGCGACTAATTTATATAATGCATCTTTTTATGTTATAAACGAAGATTATAGAGTTTATATTTGTCTGCAAAATGGTACAAGTCCAGATTATCCAAATGGACAAATCTCATTAGATCAACCAACATTTACTGATTTAGAACCAAGAGCAGCAGGAACTAGTAATGATGGTTATGTTTGGAAGTATCTTTATACTATTAAACCAAACGAAATTGTAAAATTTGAGACTTCTGATTTTATTCCAGTTCCTCAAGATTGGGATAATTCAACTGAGAATGCACCAGTAAGAGAAAATGCCATAGAAGGTTCTATTAAAATAGTTACTGTTACTAATGCAGGTGTTAATGTTGGTGCAATATCAACTGCATATACAAGAGTCCCTATTAATGGTGATGGTTATGGTGGAGAAGCAACAGTAGTAGTTAACAATGATTTAAAAATAGATTCTGTAACTGTTTCTAGTCAAGGATCTGGTTATACTTACGGAACTTTAGATTTAGCAGCAGGTGGCGTTCCTGTTGCAGGTACTGAACCTCAATTTAATGTTATTATACCACCTAGTGGTGGTCATGGTTTTGATATATACCGAGAACTTGGTGCTTATAATGTTTTGCTATATTCTCGATTAGAGAATGATGCTGAGAATCCAGATTTCATAACAGGTAATCAATTTTCTAGAATTGGGGTTGTAGAAAATCCACTTGCACCAAATAGTATAATTCCACTTACTTTAGATAAAGCAAGTGCGGTAAATGCTATCAGGTTAACTGGTATTGGATATAGTTCTGCTACCTTTGATCCAGATTCTCAATTTACCCAGACAATCGGTATTGCTCTTACTGCTGCTGGTAGAGTTATTAATTACGATCAAACAACAGGTGTTTTAAAGTATTGGCAAGATAGAGTTGGATTTAATACTGTAGGTGCTGCTTTAACAAATGCAACTTATGGATATGAGTTAATTGATTTTACTAGTTCTCCTTCTACTGGAGGTGATTTAGTTATTACACCAACAACAGGGTCTAATTTACAAATTTATAGTGGATTTAGCGGTTTTAGCACTACTATAAATAATAAGACATATAATCTTGGTCAAGATTTTACTGATGGTATCTCTTCACCCGAAGTTAAAAGATACTCAGGAAATATAATTTACGTTGATAATAGACCATCGGTTAACAGATCTGTAAACCAAAAAGAAGATATTAAAGTCATCTTGCAATTCTAAAGGATTATAAAGTATTATGCCACAGCAAACTAATCTAAATGTAGCACCATATTTTGATGACTTTGACGCATCTAGTGATTACCATAAGGTTTTATTTAAACCTGGTTATCCAGTACAGGCGAGAGAGTTAACAACGCTACAATCTATACTTCAGAATCAAATTGAGAAATTTGGTAATCATTTCTTTAAAGAGGGTCAAAGAGTAATACCTGGAAATGTTTCTTATAATCAATTTTATTATGCAGTAAAGTTAAATAATAATTTTCAAGGAATACCTGTTGCTGCATTTGCTCAACAGTTAGTTGGAAAAACTATATCGGGTGTTATATCTGGAGTTTCTGCTGTTGTAGATCAAGTATTGCTTCCTTCAGAATCTGAAGAGAATACACTTACTTTATATGTAAATTATGTTGGTAGTAATACAACCAATAATTCTACTCAACAATTTAATGATGGCGAGGAATTAACATGTGCTAGTACACTTGCGTCAGGATTACTTGGAAATACTACAATAACTCCAGGTACTTCATTTGGATTAACTCTTTCTAATAATAATGCAGCAACTGGATCTGCATTTATGATCAATAATGGAGTTTATTTTATTCGTGGTCAATTTGTTGGTGTAGATACAGAAACTTTAATTTTAGATCAATATAATAATACTCCTAATTATAGGGTTGGTTTAAATATTGTAGAAGAAATTATAAATTCAGATTTAGATGAAGAATTAAATGATAATTCACAAGGATTTAATAACTATGGTGCTCCTGGTGCGGATAGATTAAAAGTAACTGCTAGTTTATTTAAAAAATCATTAGATGATTTTGATGATAATAGTTTTATAGAATTGGGCACTGTAAAAAATGGAGTATTACGATCTAATAAAAAAACTGGTAGTCTTGATGCTACTCCATTTGATGATGAAATAGCAACTAAACTATATGATACTGAAGGAGATTTTACAGTTACAGAATTTGATAGCGTTATTACCGAATCTTTAGATGATGGATTAGGTAATAAGGGTTTATTTAAGGAGGGAGAATATACTTACGGTGGCCAAGTTGTCAGTAATGATAATATGGTTTATAAGATGTCTCCAGGTAAGGCATATGTTCGTGGTTATGATGTTGAGATTCCAGAAGCTGTATTCTTAGATGCTCCTAAATCACGTACAACAAAGCAAATAAAGGATGAAGCAATTAGTTATAATACAGGAACAACTCTTCGTTTGAATGGTACGATGGGTTCTCCTGTTATTGGTATAGGTGGAACTTATACAGTTAGTTTGAGAGACAAGAGGATGCATAACACATCTTCTGACACACAAGAAAATTATGGTAAAGAAATTGGTGTTGCTAGAGTTTATGATTATAAATTAGAAAGAGGAACTGCAGATTATGATTTTGCTGGAAAAAGTATTCCTACTAACCAATTTAATTTAAGTCTTTATGATGTACAAACAGTAACTGAACTTTTTTTAAACCAACCTATTACTTTAAATACTCCGACATACGTTAAAGGAAAGCAGAGTGGTGCAACTGCATTTTTAAAAGAACCTACTACTGATAAAAATTTAATAATTTATGAGCAAGAAGGAGAATTTATTCCAAGCGAATCTTTAATTTTTAATGGTGTTGATGATGGAAGAATTGCTGTAGCAATTACAGAGTATGGGATATCTGATGTAAGAGCTGTTTTTAGTCAGGGTTATACTGGATTTTCTACATTTAGTGGTGATGTAGTACAAAAAGATGTAAAAAATATCGGTATTGCTAGTATCACTGCTGCACATTATTGGGGTACTTATCCATCGGTAACAATAGGTAATGAAAAAGTTCATACTGGAATTTCTACAGTATCTCTCAGTTTCGACAATCCAGTTGATGAATTGTTTAAAAAAGGAGATTTAGTTAGATTTACTAATCCATTAGACACTAGAGAAAAAGTTATTGGTGTCGTTAGTACTACAAAGTATAGAGGTCCAAACAGACCTACATCTCAATATAATGATATGGAAATCACTAACGTAGCTGTTAGTGTGGGTATTGCTCAATCATTACCATCAGAACATATAACTGCAACTGATTTTACCAAGATTAATACGGGATTACAGTCATCTCAAGATAATACTCTTTATACTCCTCTTCCAAAAGCAAATGTATCAGAAGTTGATCTTTCTGATGCTTATATTACTGTACGTAGAAAGTTTTCTGTAAATATTGATAATGGGGAATTTAATTCATCTACAATACCTACTGCTGGTGAAAATGAATTCTTCTTACCATTTGATGAGGAAAGATATAGTTTATTTACTACTACTGGAAATCCAATGATATTGGATTCCAATAAAGTTACAGTTTTTACAGATGCAAACGGTAGAAGTGCATTAAAAATGCAAGGTTTTGATTCAACTGTTATTTCTGGAGATTGTGATGTTATTACTACTATACAGAAGAAGAAACCAAAAGCAAAACTAAAAATTAGAAATGCTGTAAAAAGTATTATAATTAATAAATCAAACAATCCTCAATCTGGTATAGGTGCTACTACAGCAAATGATGGATTAGTTTATGGTGTTTATCCTTATGGTACTAGGGTTCAGGATGATATAATATCCCTCAATCATCCAGATATTATTGAGTTATATGGAATATATGAGTCACAAGACACTGAAGATCCAACTGCTCCTAGATTAGTATTAACTAATATAGCAAGTCCTTCGACTACAACATCGGATTTCTTAGTTGGTGATATTATAAAGGGTGAATCAAGTGAAGCAATTGCTATAATTGCTGAAATAAATGATGCAGAAACTATTACATTCCTTTATAAGAATGATGAATTATTTAAAGAAGGTGAGAGAATAAAAACAACCGAAACAAATTTATATTCTACTATTCAGACAGTATCAAATCCTAGTTATAATATTTCCGAAAACTTTACTTATGATGATGGCCAGCAATCTAGTTTTTACGATTATGGATTCATAACACGTAATAAGGGTGATGAAGCACCTTCTAAAAAAGTTAAAGCATATTTCTGCACAGCATCATATAATCCAACAGATACTGGTGATATTACAACAGTTGAGTCTTATAAGAATTTTGATTTCTCAAATGAAATTAGAGAAGTTGATGGATATAGAAATACGGATATTATCGATATTAGACCAAGAGTTGATGATTATACAGTAAATGATGGTGCTACTAGATCTCCACTTGAGTTTTATGGTAGAACATTTGATCAAGCAGGAAATTCTGCTACAAATATACTTGCATCTGATGAGAGTATAGTAACAACTTTCTCTTACTATCTTGGAAGAATTGATAGAATTTTCTTAAACAAAGATGGAACATTCCAAATAAATTATGGCCAACCTTCTGATAATCCAGAATTTCCTAATCCAGTTGATGATGCATTGGAGGTATGTCAAGCAACTCTTCCACCATATGTTTATGACGTATCCGAAGTTTCTATTAATTTCTTAAGTCATAAAGGATATAAGAATATTGATATTAAGAAATTAGAAGATAGGATTCAGAATTTAGAATACTATACAGCACTTTCTTTATTGGAAACTAATACCAATAATATGTTTGTTGCTGATAGAGATGGGTCTAATAGGTTTAAGGCAGGTTTCTTTGTTGATAATTTTGCAACATTTAGTACTCAAGAAGAACAAGTTCCTATTAAGAATAGTATTGATCAACAAACAAAACAATTAAGACCAAAACATTATACTACTTCAGTTGATCTTATATTTGGTCCAGTTGTTGATACTGATCCTACAGAAGATCTTGATTTCGCTGATATTGAGGGAGTAAATGTTAAGAAGTTAGGGGATGCGATTACTTTAGATTATTCTGAAGTAGAATGGCTTAAGCAATCATTTGGAACAAGAACGGAAAGTGTTACTCCTTTCATGATTCCTTTCTGGCAAGGTAGTATTGAGTTAACTCCTGCAGGTGATACTTGGGTTGATACTGTAAGAATTGGTGCAAAGATTATTAATCAAGAGGGTAATTTTGCCCAAACTATGGCAACTGCATCTAGGTTGTTTAATGTAAATCCACAATCTGGATTTGCACCTACTGTTTGGAATTCATGGGCAACTACATGGACTGGTATGGATGCCAATACATGGAGTAGGCAGAGTAGCACAGTAATTTCTAATCAACGTGGATTACGACGAGGAAGAAGAGAATTTGAGAGAACAAAAACAAGAGTTACACGACAAACTTTAAGACAAGATATTCGGGTAAGAAGACAGTCTAGAACTGGAACTAGAACGCTTGTTGTTGAAGACATTCAGAATACTTCACAGGGTACTAGAATTGTAAGTAGAGATCTTTCACCTTCTATAAGGTCTAGGAATATTACTTTTGATGGTCAAAGATTTAAGCCAAATAAGAGATTATATGCCTTCTTTGATGGTAAGGATGTTACCAAATACTGTGTACCTAAACTATTAGAAATTAGTATGACAACTGGTGTATTCCAGGTTGGAGAAACAGTTATTGGAGAATCATCTAGATCTGGGCAACAAGCTAGTTGGCCTAATCAAAATATACCATCAATTGCCTTTAGGGTTGCTACAGCAAATCATAAGAAGGGTATATATTCCAGTCCTACAAGTACATATCAAGAGAATCCTTATACTAATACAGTTTTATCTTCAGCATATTCTGGATCATCAACTATTCTGAATATTGACCTATATTCTTTATCTAATCATCCACAAGGTCAGTTTTCTGGATGGGTTGAGGAGGATATGATTCTCCGTGGACAGAGTAGTGGAGCACAAGCTAGGGTTACTAATGTAAGATTGATTCCTGGTCTTATGGGAATAATGCAAGGATCATTGTTTATTCCTAATCCAAATAACACAAATCATCCAAGATTTGAGACAGGAACTAAAGTGTTCACTTTAATTGATAATAAAAATAATATAGTTAAAGGTGCAGATACAAGGGGAGAAGAAGAATATGTTGCTAGAGGATTTGTAAATACTATACAAGAAACTATTCTTTCTGTTAGAAATGCAAGGATAGAACATAGAGCTACCAATGACAATAGAACAACACGTACTATGGTTGGGTCTGCTCAAGTAGTTAATACAACATCTAATATTAGAACAACTGAGCGTACAATTAGATGGCATGATCCTCTTGCTCAATCTATTTTAGTTGATGATGAAAGTGGAATTTATTTAACTAGATGTGATGTCTTCTTTAAATCAAAGGATGATATGCATATTCCTGTTACTATGCAAATTAGATCAACTGAAAAAGGATATCCATTACAAAAAATTGTTCCTTTCTCAGAGATATCTTTACAACCTGAAGAAGTTGTTTTATCTAGTGATGGATCTGTTGCAACTTCATTCCAGTTTAAAGCACCAGTTTATCTTGAGGGTGGAAAAGAATATGCATTAGCTCTATTATCTAATTCTACAAAATATAGTGTATTTATTTCTAGGGTTGGTGAAGAAGATCTTCTTACAAGATCATATGTTTCACAACAACCATATCTAGGATCTTTATTTAAGTCACAGAATGCTTCTACATGGGAACCAAGTCAGTGGGAAGATCTTAAATTTACTCTTTATAGAGCAGATTTTGTAAATTCTGGTACTGTAGAACTTTACAATCCAGAACTTACTAAAGGAAATGGACAGGAAGCAAGACTTATTCCTGATTCTTTAAGTCTAGTATCTAATCAAGTAAAAGTTGGTCTTGGAACAACAGTTGCAGATGATACTATTGAGTTTGGAAATACCATAACTCAAGTAGGAACACAAGCATCAGGTGATTATGTTGGTACTGCAGGTTCTATTACTGGTTTATTCTCAACTCGTATAGGTGTTGGTTATACTCCTCAAAGTGGAGGAAGTCAGAATTATACTAATGTATCATTAGTTACTCTTAGTGGTGAAGGTAAAGGTGCTGTTATTAATCTTACAGTTCTTTCAGGTTCTCCAACTAACCCAGTCGTTGTTGATGGTGGTAAAGGGTATAAGGTAGGTGATGTTGTTACTCTTGCCCCATTTGGTAATGAAAAGGCTGGTGAAGGTAATCAAATGACAATTACTACAGTTGGTGCTTCTAATCAAATAGTACTTGATAATGTACAAGGTACATTTGAGACTGCTGGAGTTGGTAAGACTGTTATGGTGACACGTAGTAATGGTATTACTACTGGATTTAACGACTTTAATGGTGGAGATGTTCAGATATCAAGTATTGATACTGTTACTGATGGATTGCATATTAAAGTTAACCATGAAAATCATGGAATGAATTTCCAAAATAATATTGTTAGCATATCTGGTGCTCAATCAGATCTTAAACCAACTAGATTATCTGCACCTTATTCTGTTGATTCTACTGAGGGTATCTCTGTTAATGACTCAACAATCTTTAAGACTTTCGAAGGAGTTGGTGTTGGAACTACTAATAGGGGATATCTATCTATAGGTGATGAAGTTATTGAGTACAGTAATGTTACTGGTAATGTGATAGGTGGATTTATTGCTAGAGGAACTAATGCAGTTAAGCAAGATTATCCTGTAGGAACTGAAGTATTTAAATATGAACTTGGAGGAGTTAACTTAAAGAGAGTTAATAAGTCACATAGTCTTCAAGATTCAGATGCTGGTTCGGATGGTATTACTTTTGATTCTTATAAATTAAAAATTGATATGTCTGAGAAGTTTAATGTTGAGAATGCTAATCGTAGTAATGATGATGCATATCCTGCTCTTCACTTCAATAGAACGCAATCTGCTGGTGGTGATTTTACTTATGCAACTCAGAACATACCATTTGAGATTATTACTCCAATGATCCAGAACTTTACTCCAAAAGGAACTACATTGTCTGCAACAATGAAGACAGTTACTGGACAAAGTATGAGTGGTGTTGAGACACCTTGGGTAAATTATGGTACTGAGATTTTATCATTAAATACATCAAATTATGTAGATACCCCAAGATTAATAGCATCTAAAGAAAATGAACAGGTTAAATTGGAGAATGTTACTGAAGGTAATAAATCACTTAATATGAGATTAAGTCTTAATACTACCGATAGTAGAGTTAGTCCAATTATTGATACTCAAAGAGTAAGTGCTGTATTGACTTCTAATAGAATTAATAATGTTATTGCTGATTTTGCATCTGATTCTAGAGTTAATAGTATAGATAATGATCCATCTGCATGTCAGTATATTTCTAAAGAAATAGGTTTAACTAATGCTGCCACATCCATCAAAGTTATCGTTGATGGATATTTAACAACGTTTAGTGATATTAGAGCATTCTATGCAACAAGTGATAAGGATGGGTTTAAACCAGTCTTTACACCTTTCCCAGGATATAAAAACCTTGATTCAGCAGGAAGGATAAAGAGAAGTGCATATTATGATAATAGTACAGGTCTTGCTGCACCTGATATTGGATCAAATGATGGTAGGTCTGATAGTTTAATCACTCCTAATAATGAATTTACTCAGAACCCTGACCAAAGTGAATTTAGCTCTTATACATTTAGTATTGACAATCTATCATCATTTAGAGCATATAGAATTAAATTTGTATTAACATCAACAAGTCAGGTACATGTACCAAGATTACGTAATCTAAGGGTACTTGCATTAGCATAATGTTAAAAGTAGAAGGTCATTCTGATCTTATTAGAGATCCTAAAACCAATTCTATAGTGAATACAAATTCATTAGAATATGAAAAGTATGTTGCTAGACGCAAAGCTTCCACTCAAAATTCTGATAGAGTGGAATCTATTGAGCAGGATTTATCTAATCTAAAAAATGAAATTAATGAAATCAAATCACTATTAAAGGAGATAGTTATCAATGTCAAATAAAAATATAACCTTTAATACTGATGCTGGTGTTCCTGCAGCTGCAAATCTAGTAATAACTACTGGATCTAGTTTTGAGACAACATTCACTGTTGTTGATACTAGTAATACTGCTTTTGATTTTACTGGATATACTGGAACTTCTCAAATGGCAAA